CTTTTAATTGTTTTACTGTTATTAGCAGCTACTTCTGTTCAAGCACACGGATATCGTGGAGGTTATTGGGTAGCCCCTGCAATTATCGGAGGAGCAATTGGGTACAGTATGGCACGCCCGTATTATCCCCCAGCCCCATATTACTATCTACCTCAACCGATTGTAATTCAACAACAGCCACCTTATATGCAACAACCTTATCCGGCTGTTACGGGATATCATCAGGAAACCATTACAGATGCTAACTGCAATTGTTTAAGAACAGTATTGGTTCCTAATCAATGAGACAAATTTGTTTTTTTCTTATGATGTCGATTGCCCTGACTGCTTCGGCCGCTGGGCTACAACAGTTAGTGAACGGGATTACTCCTAAGCCTTCTGCACCGCAACCTGCACCTCCTAACCCACCTGTACCTCCTAAACCACCGGTAAAGAAATAACAGGCGGGTGCGCCGAGAAGCTAAATACTTTTATGAAAAACAAGTATGGTCTAATTAAAAAATGTTCTTTTTGTGGCTGTGAATTTGAAACTCAACCTCGGTTCAAAGATTATTGTTCGCAGGCCTGTAAGAATCCTAACAACCGTCCTGGGCATGTTCCATGGAACAAAGGTAAACAAATGTCAGAAGAATTTAAACAGACCAAAATGAATTTAGAAGGTTTATCAAAAGGTTGGGGCTGGAACAAAGGATTGTCAAACGAAACTGCTCGTAAAAGAATGTTAGGAAAGAATAATCCTAACTGGGAAGGCAAGTTAAATAACTTAAGACCTAAAGATCCAAATGTTCCTGCTTATAGAAAATACCTTGGCAAAGTTCGTGGTGCAACTTACAGAACTATTAAAGAGATGAAAGCCAATGGAGAGTGGGTTCCCAAAGTTGGCAAACACAAAGATGATTGGCAAGTAGATCATATTATACCTTGCAAGCAAGGATTTGAATTAGGAATAGATCCAATTTTACTTGGACAAAGAAATAACATACAATTTATTAAAGGTAGTGAAAATCGAAGTAAATGGCACACTTTTCAACCACTTGATGTAGTAAGTAAGAAGTATAATTGGAGATATAAATGGCCTACAGTGATAAAGTACTTGAACATTATAACAATCCGTTAAATGTTGGAAAATTTAGAGATGAGGAGACAGCGCAAGTTGGGACCGGTTTAGTCGGTGCCCCAGCTTGCGGTTAACTGGAGATGTGCTTAGATTACAGATCAAGGTAGACCCAGAGACAGATACAATCATAGATGCCAAGTTTAAAACATACGGCTGTGGATCAGCGATTGCATCATCAAGCCTTGTATCTGAAATGGTTAAAGGACTAACCTTAGACGAAGCTGGGTTAATTAAAAATGCAACAATTGCCGAAGAACTTTCTTTGCCACCAGTTAAAATACATTGTTCTATCCTTGCAGAAGATTGTCTAAAAGCCGCAATAGCAGATTACAGAAGCAAACAAAACAAAAGCACTCCTACATGAGAAAAGCATTAAAAACATCAGGTAAAAAAAATAGGGTAAAAAAATGGTCTAAAATGGACCAACTGAGAATGTTGATTATTCCCAAGGATCGTATTGCCCATAAACTAACAGATATGGTGTCGGCAATTAGAAAAACTTTATTAAGGCGGCTATAAATGATTACCATAACCGACACAGCAAATAAAAAAATTAAACAAAATCTAGACCGGCGTGGGTCTGTTGCGTAAGAAAAACCAAACTATAAGGACTGTATTTTGAAATATCTCGTACTCGGATCAGCTGGACAACTTGGATTAGCCCTATGTAATTATTTGAGCAAGCAGGGGCATACGGTATTAACCTATGACATTGCTAGCGATGCTGGTCAAGATCTGCGTGTGCCAGCTAACCCGGCGTTAGAACAATTAGTCAGAGATAGTGATTTTGTATTTTTTCTAGCATGGGATGTAGGTGGTAGTCCCTATCTTGCCAAATATCAAGATACCTTTGAATTTATACAAAACAATCTTAAAATAATTACCAACACATTTGAAACTTTAAAGAACCAAAATAAACCATTTATATTTGCGTCAAGCCAGATGGCCAACATGAGTTACAGTAGCTATGGACTAACAAAGAGTATAGGTGAAAAAATTACCAGCGTCTTGGGTGGCGTCACTGTAAAGTTTTGGAATATCTACGGTGTAGAGCACGATCCAGAAAAGACACACGCTATCACAGATTTTATTAACAAGGCCAAGAACACCGGTATAATTAATATGCTCACAGATGGTACCGAAGCACGGCAGATGCTACACGCTACTGACTGCTCTGAATGCCTATATCTACTCAGTACTAAATATTCAGAACTTCCGAGAGATCAAGAGTATCATATATCCAGCTTTGAGTGGACTACTATGTTGGATATTGCTAATATGATTGCTGGACATTTTCCTGGAACTGTGGTACAACCAGCACAGGCAAAAGACATGATACAAAAAGACAAACGCAATGAGGCTAACACTAGCATACTTGCTTATTGGAAACCAAAAATATCTTTGAGAGAAGGTATTAAAAGTATAATTAACGAAATGAACAAATAATGGCTATAGACAACAACTTCTGGGAATATTATCCCCAAAGATCGTGTTGCTTATAAACTAAAAGATATGACATCAGCAATTAGAAAAACTTTATTAAAGCGTCTATAAATGATTACCGTAACCGACACAGCAGCTAAAAAAATCAAGACTAACTTGGAAAAGCGTGGTGGCATAGGTATTCGTGTAGGTATAAGAACCACAGGTTGCAGTGGACTTGCTTATGTGTTAGAATATGTAGATGCACTACAACCGGGTGATGTTGCTATGGCCGACAACTATACCAATGTCGTTGTAGATAAAAAAAGTCTGCCTATTGTAGATGGCATTACTATAGATTATGTCCGCCAAGGACTCAACGAAGGGTTTGAATTTATTAACAAAAATGAAAAGGACCGTTGCGGTTGTGGCGAGTCATTTAGAATTTAAGAAAGAAAAAATTGTATAACCCAAAATTTGATTATCAACCTTTAAGTCGTGTAAGCGAAGATGGCAAACGACTTTATGCTACTCCGGATGGAAAACGGTTACCTAGTGTAACTACTATTTTAGATCGAACAAAACCAGAAGAAAAGAAACAGGCACTTAATGAGTGGCGCCGGCGTGTAGGTGTAGAAAACGCACAAAAGATTACCACCGAAGCCGCTAACCGCGGAACTCGTATGCATACCTATCTTGAAGATTATATCAAGCAAGGGCAACTTAAAGAGCGTGGTTCAAATCCGTTTGGATGGGCCAGTCACGCCATGGCACAAACCGTGATCGAAGACGGACTTGTAAATGTCAATGAAATTTGGGGTGTAGAAGTCCCATTATACTTCCCTAGTCTATATGCTGGCACAACCGACGGGTGCGGACTACATTTAAATGAAGAAAGTATTTTAGACTACAAGCAAACAAACAAACCCAAACGGCAAGAGTGGATTGAAGATTACTACTTACAGTTAGTAGCTTATGCTCTAGCCCACAACGAAGTCTACAGAACTAACATTCGCAAAGGTGTTGTCCTAATGTGTGTTAAGCCTCCTGTGGACGAAATGGGCAATCCTTTAGCTCGACCACAATATCAAGAGTTTATTTTGGAAGCTAAAGATTTTGACTATTGGGCAGACCAGTGGTGGCGCAGATTAGAATTGTATTATTTGCAGGCCTAACCAACATTGGTAGGAAACTGACCAGAAACCTCGTTTCCGTCTGCATCAATATCATCGGGCACATTTGGAGAATTTCCGCCGCGAGTATTAATAATTCCGGCACCCATTAATTGTTGCATTAAGTAATGTACCTTTTTTTCTAAATCGCGTATGGCCGAATCTGGATCAATTCTATCGTCTCTAGCCCAAAAATTTGACATGTAAATCTCCTGTTTTATTGCAATATTTAGCTTTTACAGCTTTACCGCTATGGCATTACGATTAGCTAAATACTGGATAGAATTTAAGGAAGACCAAATTGGCTATTGTACAAATCTCACAAATTACTAATCGTAAAGGATTAGCAGAAAATTTACCACAATTAGCTGGTGCCGAGTTCGGGTGGTCAACTGATACCCGCCAACTCTGGATAGGTAATGGCACACTTCAGGAAGGTGCCCCGGTTATCGGTAACACTGAAATTCTAACAGAATTTTCAGATATATTAAATTTTACAACAACTTACACTTATAAAGGCCTAGCAGCTGGGTATACTGTACAAACTGGATCAACGCCCGGAACTCCTATAACACAAAGTTTACAATCATGGTTAGATCAATGGGCTAGTGTAAAAGATTTTGGCGCCACTGGTGATGGTGTCACTGATGATACTGCGGCTATTAATCGTGCCCTTAATCAGTTGTACTGCCAACAAACAAACCCACAAATTCGACGCAGTTTATTTTTTCCAGCCGGTGTTTATGTTGTAAGTGATACAATTAACATTCCATCTTATGCAACACTCTATGGCGAAGGTGCAGATAATTCTGTAATTAGGTTAATCGATACCGGGGGTGTTGTACCTTATGTAGCGCAAACTGCTGATAGTCTACAACAAACTGGTGTTAACATTGGAACCGGGTCGTCTATACCTCCACAATACATAACCGTTACTAATCTTGGATTTCAAAGTGTTGATCCATTGTCTAATTTGTTTTTAGTTGGGCAAGCAAACAACTGCCGAGTTCAAAATGTAGGTTTTTATGGACCGCTGACTGTCGGCGATCTTATTTCAAATACTAATGACACCAGCGGTGTTAGTTTTTATAGTACATCTAGTCTTGTTTGTAAACAAATTGTGTTAGACGGATGTGTGTTCAGCGGAACACAGTATGGAATATATGCTGAGACTTATAATCCTGATCCTTTAATTTTAATATCTCAAGAAATTCAAGGATTAACTGTAACTAATTCTGAATTTAATACACTTTATCGAGGTGTTTGGTTAGATAATACGGCCACTAATCCTCCCGGTCCAGGGCCAACGGGAGTTCGCATTACATGTAATCTCTTAGATAATATTCACAATGAAGGTATTGTATTTGGTAATGTAAGTTTAAACGCCTCGGGTCACAACATATTTTATGATGTAGGAAATCATTTTACAGGGTCAACTGGAACACCGTCGACTCCAATTATTACAATTGAAAATGCCAATAATTTAAGTATTAGCGACCTTTTTCAACGCACACCACCCTATGCAACAATACATCCATGTGTTCAATTAAACAATACTCAGAGCATTGCAACTACCAACGGTGCACAATTGTCCTTGGGAACGTATACTAGAGAGTCGGGCGGCAGTTTTGATATAGTCAATGATACTTCTGTGCCAGCTACAATTTTCACTGTAGACACTACACAGGTGGCAGCCTTTAGTGTTAATTATACTATATTGCGTGGATCTGGATTCCAGACCGGCACACTATTGGTATCAAGTAATGGCAGTTCAACCAATCTAAATTGGTCTCAGGACTTCGTAGAAAACGAAACAACCGGAGTAATATTGTCAGTAACTCAAACTAGTACAGATGTTTTTGTACAATATACATCAACCGGTACTGGTCCAAATTCTGGTATTCCCGGAACACTTAATTACTCTATTACATACTTAATTTAATGTGGCCTACAGTTTTTTCCGATAGGCTAACAGCCTGGGCGGAGCTTCGTAGGCAATGCCAAATACTTGATTTAGAATCTGCTCTAACTGCTATTAATGAATGGTGGTTTAATAGTCCTTGGCAACCGTATTATTTGCACTGGGACGACCAACCCAACTGGCCTGACCCTTGGCAACTTTTGAGTGATAATATATATTGTGATCTTGCAAAAGCACTAGGAATCCTGTATACTATAAGTTTACTAGACCGTGCGGATATGGACGATGCAGAGCTGGTTTTAATCGAAGATGGCAGTAATTTAGTCCTAGTGGCAAAAGAAAAATATATACTTAATTGGAACAAAGATTCAATTGTAAATACACACCAAGAAGTAAAAATCATTCGGCAGTTAAAGCAATATCAAATAAAATAGTAGTATATTAAAACAGAACGAGAGTTAGATGACGCAGATTACAGTTGTAAAAAGAAGCGGCCAAAAAGAGCCATTACATATTGACAAGTGGCAAGCACAAGTCGCTAAGGTATGTCAAGGCATTGCTGATGTTAGTCAGTCAATGATAGAAATTAAAGCACAGTTACATTTTTACGATGGTATTACCACTCAGGAGATTGACGGGATTACTCTTAGGGCCATCGTAGATCTTATTGATATAGAATCAAATCCTGACATTGGCCATACCAATTATCAGTTTGTGGCCGGTAAACAACGCTTATCAATGTTGCGAAAAGATGTCTATGGAAGTTATGAAGTTCCACATCTTTATGAAATCGTAAAGAAAAATGTGGCCACGGGCCTTTATACAGCAGAACTTCTTGAGTGGTATACTGAAGAAGACTGGAACCGCATGAACGACATGTTGGACCATGATAAGGATGAAGGATATAGCTATGCAGCAATTGAACAACTTATCGAGAAGTATCTTGTTCGCAATCGCGCAACAAAAGAGATCTATGAGACGCCACAGATTAGGTATATTATTGCGGCCGCTACTGTATTCCATTCGGAAGAACCTGGATCTGCCCGTATGCGTTACATCAAAGAGTATTACAACGCGGCGTCAGATGGTCTATTTACTCTTGCAACACCTGTGCTGGCTGGTCTTGGCACTCCAACTAAACAGTTTTCTAGTTGTGTGCTTATCCGCAGTGACGACAATCTGGATAGCATATTTGCTAGTGGGGAGATGATGGCCAAGTATGCGGCCAAGCGAGCTGGTATTGGCTTGGAAATTGGCCGCTTACGCCCACTAGGTGCTCCTATCCGCGGTGGCGAAGTCATGCACACAGGTATGATCCCATTCCTTAAAAAGTGGTTTGGAGATTTAAGAAGTTGTTCACAAGGAGGTATTCGTAATGCATCTGCCACTGTATTTTACCCTATTTGGCACTATCAGTTTGACGATCTTATTGTGCTTAAGAATAATCAAGGAACTGAAGAAACGCGAGTAAGATTCATGGATTACGGTGTGGTCCTAAACTCATTCTTCTGGCGTCGTTTTAAAAATAAAGAATCAATCACTTTCTTTGATCCAAACGAAGTTCCGGATTTGTATGAAGCATTTTATAAGAACACAGAGCTATTTGAAGAGCTTTATGTAAAGTATGAACGGCGTAAAGACCTTCGTAAAAAAGTAATGAACGCCGAGGATGTATTCAAAGGCGGCATACTAAAAGAGCGCACTGACACAGGACGTATCTATCTTGTGTTCATTGACAACGTTCAGAATCAAGGGCCGTTTGATCCTGAATTCCATACCATTTATCAGAGTAACCTCTGTATGGAAATTCTTTTGCCGACTAAGAGCTTTAAACGCTTAGACGACGATGAGGGCAGAATCGCTTTGTGTACGCTCGGATCGCTGAATTGGGGAGCATTCCGCAATCCAGAAGATATGCGTAGAGCCAACAGAATCTTATTAAGATCACTTAATAATATCCTTGATTATCAAGACTTTTTGTCTATTCAAAGTAAATTAAGTAACGACGACATTCGCCCTATTGGTATCGGCATCACTAACTTAGCATATTGGCACGCTAAACGCGGTCTGAAATACGGAAGCCCAGAAGCATTAGCCGAAGTTAAAACTTGGACGGAACACCAAGCGTATTACTTAACAGAAGCTACTGTAGAACTTGCTAAAGAGCGAGGTGCTTGTTTACATTCAGAAAAAACACGATACGGACAAGGAACATTCCCGTGGGAATTAAGAGCCGCAGGAGTAAATGAACTTACAAACTTTGCCCCAGAGCTTGACTGGGAATCATTGCGTGAGCAAATGAAACAATACGGCGTTCGTAATGCTACTGTAATGGCTGTGGCACCTGTAGAATCAAGTAGTGTAGTAATCAACTCAACTAACGGCATTGAGATGCCTATGAGCCTTATTACAGTTAAAGAGTCAAAAGCAGGATCGCTTATTCAGGTTGCTCCTGAATACAACAAGCTAAAATCAAAATATCAACTCATGTGGGATCAAAAAGATTGTATCGAATATCTCAAAACCGCGGCCGTCATTGCGGCATATACCGATCAAAGCCTGAGTTCAAATACTTTCTATAACCCTGCTCATTTTGCTGACAGAAAAGTTCCTACTACTTTGATTGCCAAGAACTTGATGTTGGCTCACAAGTTTGGCCTCAAAACGCTATACTACTCACTGATAAACAAGCAAGGTAGTAAAGGGCAAGATGATGAGGAAGCAACTGAATTAGAAGTGATCGACTTTGATGAATCTGAGGAGGACTGTCTAGCGTGTAAACTGTAGGCAATAGTATTTCAGTGATAAATAATATTATGAAATACATTGTTTATTGCCATACACTTAACTCTAAGAAGTATGTAGGCTACACTAAGAAGACTATATCAGAACGCTTAGAAGATCATATCAGCGAAGCGTTTGAAGGTTCGGATAGACATTTCTATCGTGCTATTCGTAAATATGGTGTAGAGAACATAGTATCTGAACAGTTGTGCGAAACTACTACTAAACAAGCGGCTAAGAGTAAAGAGCGTTATTATGTTAAAAAGTTCGATACATTTAAGAATGGCTACAATATGACGCACGGTGGAGACGGTGGTAATACTACTGAAAAGTATTCGGATGAGGAAATGAAAGATTTAAGTAATCGTAGGTCTATGCTACAGTCGGGTATGAAGAATAGTCGTGCTAAACCCGATATCACTAAAGAGATGATAGTAAATGCTGTAGTAGAATATGTAGTAGAAAATAACAAGGCCGGTGAATACATTCTGCGCAAAGAAATAGATGACACGTTGAAGCAAGAGTTAAATGTTAGTCCTATGATTATGAAACAGAGATTTACTAATGGTAGAGCAGAACTATTAGCAGAAGTAAATGCTAAACTGAGTAAGGCGGGATTAGCAGAAGTGAAGTATGACCCTTACTACAGAAGCGAAGAACAGCGTAAACAACTATCCTCGGCAACATCGAGTCATAGATGGGCAACAGACGGTGTTAAGAATGTTAAACTTAATGCTGAAGATTTAGAAAAGTTCTTAAAAGAGAACAAGACATACAAACAAGGTAGAACACTTTAGGAACGGTTGGGTTCCTATAGAAGATTTAGAATGGAAAGAACTAAAGGAAGAAAAATGAAATTCAAATATATTGTAGCAACAGCATTATTAGTATTAGCAGGTACAGCAGTAGCTCATAACTTAGCTATTTGCGAAGGCGAATTTGCTTTTTGTGGCGCCAGTGCCGCAACGCCAACAGGCAAGACTATGACAGTTAACGGCGCAACATATCAACAAGGTGTAGCAGTATGTCCTGTACTTACAGGCAAAAGTATTGCTGATTTAGAATTAATGAATGGCTCCTGTAAGCCACCTAAAGGTAAAGCAACGGTATGGAGTTTATTTGCTTACAAGTCTGAATACCCACAAGCACCGAGTTGGGAAGTATTACCAGCACAACCAAGAACATTCGTTACAACAGAAGGCACAGGCGGCATGAGCAATATGTGGTCATTCCCTTGTGTAAGGGAACCACAAAAAGTTAACGGTGTTACATTAGCTAAATGCTATGGTCCATTAAACGAATCACCATGGACAGGTACAGCAGTTCCTGTTGGTACTAAAGTAGTTACTGACGCTCCTGTAGGCGCAACTTATTCTGTGGGCGGTAATTTACATGAGTAAAGCACAATACAATCTAGCAACAAAAACAGACTACTTGCATCGCAAGATGTTTCTTGACCCAGCAGGTCCTGTGACAATCCAACGCTTTGAAGAAGTTAAGTATTCAAAACTAACAAAGTTTGAACAGGAAGCTCGTGGTTTCTTTTGGGTGCCAGAAGAGATCAGTTTGACCAAAGATGCGAACGACTTTAAAGAAGCCAGCGACACAGTTCGTCACATCTTCACAAGTAATTTACTAAGACAGACAGCGTTAGATAGTTTACAAGGTCGCGGTCCAAGTCAAATCTTTACACCTGTGTGTAGTATTCCTGAGTTAGAAGCACTGATGTATGCTTGGACATTTTTCGAAACCAACATTCATAGTCGTAGTTACAGTCACATTATTCGTAATATTTACAACGTGCCCAAGGATGCGTTTAACACAATCCACGATACTAAAGAAATTGTAGATATGGCAAGCTCAGTAGGCAACTACTACGATGCGCTACACATTATTAACTGTCGCAAAGAACTTAGCGAGGCTGTTACAGAAAAAGAACACATTCGGGCTATCTGGTTAGCACTACACGCCTCATACGCACTGGAAGCATTCCGCTTTATGGTAAGTTTTGCTACAAGTTTGGCCATGGTTGAAAATCGTATCTTCATCGGCAACGGCAATATTATTAGTTTAATTCTTCAGGACGAGATCCTGCACAAAGATTGGACAGCTTGGATTATTAATCAAGTGGTCAAAGAAGATCCACGTTTTGCTGAAGCTAAAGCCGAGTGCGAAGCCGAAGTATATGCCATGTATCAGG